TATGATAGCACTTGAGGGTGGATTGAATCTAAATTGAACACTCTGACAAGTAGCTGGTGTAGAGATAGTAAATGTACCAACATCCCACTTTAATATTGTTATGGCTGCATCATCATTATGTGAGGCTGCTGAACTCCCATTATATCCTCTTACGCAAGTTAACGTATTAGATGAAACAGAACTAACAAACATCTGCTCACTGCCTATTAATACTACATCTCCAGCTTTATACAGGCTACCATCATCAACTACTATAGCTGTATCAGTTGAATTAATATTATCCCCATCATTTAGAGCACTACCACCAGAAAATGTTGCAGACATATTCCCAGTAAAATTTGTCCAAGTTCTCTTACCATCAACCGCATATTCAAAAGGAGTAGTCTGTGAAGCAGTTGATTTATATGTAACAATAATTTTATATATTTTCTTCTTTAATGCTGACTCTCCAAAATCTATATCCTTTGTTATTAAAACTTGACTTGCCTGCCCACTCGCAACTTGTAAATATTTTTGAAATGATATACTATCAGAGTCTGTCTGATAGCCTAGCATTAAATTATTATTCCAGTCTGTAATAAAGTTTGTATATGTCTCACTATCAGTAAACATATTTGTATTATAAGTCCAGCCTCCAGTGTTAAAACAATAAATAAAACAATTATTACTATTATCTGTACCGTTATCAGGAGACCTTAAAATTATTAATGAGTTACTTATAGCATCATATCCAATCATCACATCTTTTAAATTTGCAGTACCACTAACAAACTTATTCCAATTAGTATCTTCAGTATCAGTTGAATTCCCAGTAGGTATTTTACCCTCTATCAAGTTACTTACTTTTTGTCCATCATATAAATAACAACCAAATTCATTTACCCAAGCTATACCGAACTCCGTCTTAGTAACACTAAAAGGATAGCTTACTCCAGCATACCTTGTGGTAGATTCAAGAAACCATGCTGATGGATTTGGGCTACCTATATTAATTATGTGTAGTAAGTTATGCTTAAATGCTAGTAGTCTATCTGCATATGTATGTACTGCAACATACTCACCAAAGTCTCCTTTAGATACATCTATAAAATTAGACTCAAGAAATGTATCGAACTTATTTATTTCAGAATACATTATTCTATCACCATGCTTTATAAGTTCACCATTTTTATTTTTAATCTTAACGTTTGCAACAAATGTTCTTCTTCCAGCTATGCAAGATGATTTGTAAATTTCTCCTTGAGCACCCATAGAAACAAACCCTTCCTCATGGCTGAATCCATTCAATGATGAGTATGTATCTATATTAGGGCCTTCTGATAATAAACTAACAGAATTCATACCAGCTACACCTGAAGTATTTAAAGACCAAGAAGAATGGTCATCTAATAATGAAGTTCTCACTCCTTTTACTATGTCAATGTCAACTAAAAGGGTTAATGGTTCTTCAGAACCTTTTTCTCTTATATAAATTCTTCCTCCAGTTATTCTCCCACTATATGCAGTATCAGCATATACACTTAATTTTAATTTTTTATTACCATCTGTTAAAGATGTAACCGATGGCCCAACTGCTGAACTTCCAAAGTATGAAGCCGCAACTGCTGAAGCTCCATCTCCAAATATTACAGGTAAAGATTCTTGGTCACCATCATATATAAAAGTTTGATAAAACTCCCAAGTATTAGAAGGCCAAAGACCAGCAGTGGAATCTTCTGATACTCCAAGATTAAATCCAATACCTCTAGCAACTACTGGAGTGGCTTCATCTGCTATATCAGCAGCTGTTGTTCCTCCATAACCTCTTTCAAATTCTATAGTAGATGTTGCTAGTGCTGGCTTTTCTACAAATAAAACTTCTGTTAAAGCTGTAGCATTTAATGCTTCTCCTATAGTTATTATATCACCTGGAAACAATTGGTCTACTACTGCGTCATCATTTGCATTTTGAAGAGCTATTGATGTAGTCGCAGCTACAATAGCAGAACCGCCTCCATTTGCCTCCAAATTGCCTACATTACTACCAGCTGAATCAGTTCCTCTAAGTAGGTATTTAACTCCCCTTGTAATATTGTTATTAGTTTGATAATAATTTGCTACTGTTGTAGCCGTATGACTAGTTGATAGATAGCCGAATGCTACTCCAGCTTTATTAACTGGTGGAGCTAATATGTTAGAATGCTCTTGCCACTCATTAAAACTTAATCCTTCGTCTAACCCAAATTGATTTCTTTGTATATATCCATACCATTTTATTATTGAACTATTTGATTCATTTATATTGCAAGCCCTTAAAGCTTCATCTGCAAAATGAAATATATACTTAGCATCATTACCGCTCCAAGTTGGATTTATAGAAGATTGAGACCAGCCATCGTTTTCACTTAAACTTGGACTAGTCGAATCTGTAGTAGAAGCATTATAAGACCATACATCTATTCCTCTAGTAGCGCTACTAACCTCGTCTGCATTACCAAAAGCTAATAATTTGTCACCTGGAGCTCTCTGAACTTCTATTGTTACAGCAACGTTGCTATCAGTTTCCGCTGTAATTCCCCTGCCTTTTAGAACATATGCAATATCATCATAGCTACCACCACTTACACTAGTTGAGCCCTTATCAACTATATCTAAAACAGTGAATATCCCATCATTAGAAGCAGAACCACTTATTCTTATTACATCACCAATCTTTATTTTATTACCAGTGTAAGTAGCATTATTTGCGCCACCGTGTAATACCATATGTTGTTGTGTTGGAGCAGCCATAATTACCTAATAATCTCTGTATCATCTACTGCATCACTAGCTGGGTCTGAGAAACCAGAGCTGGCTACTGTAGATGGTTGAACAAAAGTTATCTCACCGTCCGCATCAGTTCCATTACTACTAGTATGACTAAGACTGTAATCAGATGAAGCACTATGGTCTGATTCAAAATAAAATAAATTATACCCACCAGCTCCAACAAGTACTGCATCTGCAGTACCTCCTCTATCTGCTACATACTTACCATCACCTATTAAACCAGTACCATCATTATCTACTCCATGTCCATAGAAAGAACCAGCACTCTTTATCTTACCCATAGATTCTATAGACATATTCTGTATAAAATTAGCCTCATCTTCATTTATGTCACGTGGGTCTCTTAAGTTATTCATTCCTCTAGCGAAACTTCTTAATGTATAATATTGCTTAGCCACTAAACCTCCAGAGCTCTTCTATACCAACCATACCAAAACTTTTCCATAGATACATTCTTGTAAACTATATGACCAAATTTTAAAACCCTATAAGACCTTAGTCTATCTGGCTCTAAATTCTTACAAGCTGCAATAGTTTTCTTACCTACTCTGCCGTCAACTTCAATCTTATTCTTATTCTTACCATTGCAAGCTCTTTGCAAAACCCTGCCAGCTCCACGCATTCCAAAGTTAACACACATATCAAAATATATATGCCTTAAATTCTCTGGTATGCTTTCAGATTTTGATGGAATCCAGTAATTATCTCTATATATCTTCTTAGCATCTTCCTTAGTTAATGACTTTATGTCAACCTTTGGAAAAGCTCTTTTAGATATTCCATACTTTGTCTCACCACCAGGGTCTTTAGGGTCGTTTACATACCCACCTTCTTTTTCGATGACATCATTTATTATGTCTTCAAATTTCATTAGAACTTCCAGACCATTTTCCCAATTGCCACGATGACATCCATGCACTCTTTTGCAATAGCTTGTTGCTCAGACTTTGAGATAGACCCATCCTTCTTTGCCTCATGGTACTTTTGAGCTACCTCCTTAACCTCTTTTACTAGAGGTCTGTAGCGCACAGCTACCATTGTGCCTGCTGCTCCCAATATGATAACCATCATATATGCAGCGTTTTCTAAATTCATCCATTCCATTTAAGACTCCTTTATCTTTTTTGTTTTTAAGTATAAATAATAAATTTGTATTGCAAACATAACACACATTAGAACTCCTGATATAATATCTGTCCAATATGCTAAGCCTAAACCTGTACTTATTCCAGTTACTTTTAAACTATCCATTATAGTACCATCCACCAAGCCATAGCTGTTTCAACAAATAAATCTGAAGCAGTGTTCATAGCCCACTTCTTTTTAGAACCATACACTCTCCAGTTTTCCACCTTCCATTCAAATACTTCCCATGCTACTCCAATTGCAAATACTCCAAATACGCACATAGCGTCCGACCAATTAAGCCATTGAAATATTTTACAAAGAAATGCTCCAGCTGCTATATGATAACTAGTCCATCCATCCAATACACCTGAACTAAGTTGCCAAGAATAAAATGTTGCTAAAGGATTCTTCATTTATCTTTCCTTATATATAATCTGTATATCGCTACCCATAGGAGTACCGCACATACTGAATTGAATATTACCGGAGACACTTGTCTTAGTGGTATCAGGATAAATATCGCTACTAACCACGAGATAATTACTGCGCTCCATTTGTCTTTTAACATTAGTTTTTTCCATTAATTCTACTAATACTTCCCTTTACTTCCATCATAACATCTGATAAATCATTAACTTCCCTAACCATTTCCTCATGTCTTCTATCTCTAGTAGAATCACTATGGTTCCATCTATCTAATAATTTCAAAATTATACCTTCAATGTTCTCAATTTTTTGAGACTGTCCTTTATTTTCAATCTTTAATGCTTCTAATGCTTCAGCTTGTTCATCTGCTCTTTGTCCTTGTTTAATATAACCATAAACAAATAAAGCAATAACAACTCCCATAGCTCCATATTCAGCGTAATATGCCATAAAGTCTTGCATTATTTCTTTTTCCTTTTCCAACTAAATGGATTTAAATTAAGTTCACGCTCAAAGAACGATATACGTTCTTCCATTTGAGCTCTTTCTTTTT